GGTTTTGAACACAAAATAATCAGAATCAATCTGAAGGAGGATTCACATGTCTAATAATTACAAAGTCCTTAAGTTACGAAGCGGCGACAGTGTTGTTGCAGAACTTATTGAGAACTCAAAGTCCCACATTCGTGTAAATAGACCAATGGAAATTAAGTACATGCATTTTATCGATGCGGTTGGTCGGAAGCACGAAACTATGATCCTTGTAGATTGGTTAAAATCAACGACAGTAATACAGTTAAATTAGAAAAAGACTTCATTCTTGGAATCTTTGTTCCGAGTCCCGATGTTGTTCAGTCTTATAATCAACAAAAAGACCTAGACGATCACGGTGGAAAAATTCCTTCGAGAAAAACATTTGGTTTGTTTAATAAACAAAACCAAGAGGGATTGGAAAGTCTAATAAACAAAATGGAAGAAGAGTTTAAAAACATAGACATGGAACGTCTAGAAGAAATGATTCAGGATCAAGTTGAGGAGGGAGCAGAGGAACTAATTGAAGAGATTATGAACAATAATCAGCAAGAGAGAATGATTGATGAAACCTCTGACCCCAACTTTGGCACCAGTTATTGTGACTGGTCACCAAACATAGAAGATTATCTTTCTTAATTACTTTACAAACACTAATGTGTATGGTATACTTATAGAATAAAAGGCGTAAAAGATGAGCGATAAAGATAGTCACTACGTTGACAACCAAAAATTCCTAGAAGCGATGACCGAGTGGAAAGAGCAAATTAAAGTTGCTGAAGAAACTGGAGAAGACAAACCACCTGTAACAGAATACATTGGTGAATGTTTTCTTTTGATCGCTGAAAGATTATCAATGCGAGCAAATTTCATTAACTACCCATTCCGAGAGGAAATGGTAGGGGATGCAATTGAAAACTGTCTTATGTACGCAAGCAATTTTGATCCTACAAAATCAAAGAATCCATTTTCATATTTTACTCAAATCATCTACTATGCCTTTTTACGTCGTATCCAGAAAGAGAAAAAGCAAAGTTATATTAAGTATAGAATTATTGAGTCTGCCGATCATATGGGAGATATTGCTAGAATTCTTGATCCGGAAAAAACTAAAGGTAATCCATATGCAGAATTTTTCAAACTGACATCCAAGGACATAGAAAACTTTACTCCTAAAAAGAAAAAGAAGAAGTCCTCGACTAAAAAGAAAAAAACTGATGGAGATGATAAATGCGAATCGCTATTTTAACAGATACTCACTTTGGTGCGAGAAATGACTCGCAGCAATTCTTAGATTATTTTCTTGGTTTCATTGAGAACCAATTCCTACCAGAGTGTGAAAAACAAAACATAGACACTGTGTTACACTTGGGTGATCTTATGGATCGTCGCAAGTTTGTTAACTTTAATACGCTCAATCAGGTTCGAGAACGGTTCATCGAAAAACTCGAAGAACGAAACATTAAGATGTATTGTCTCATCGGCAATCATGACACTTATTATAAAAATACAAACGAGGTTAACTCTTTAACAGAATTGTTTGGCAAGAGGTACGAATGCTTTATTCCAATAGACAATCCTATGGACATCACTCTCGGTGATAAAGTCTTTGGCATGGTTCCTTGGATAAACAAAGAGAATAAAGAAGAGTGTGATGAATTCTTAAAGAACAGCAACGCAGATATCGTATGTGGTCACTTTGAACTATCTGGTTATGAAGTTCTTCGGGGTGTCAAGTTTGATGGTGGTATGAGCGATAATCTTCTTCGTCGGTTTGATGAAGTGTGGTCTGGTCACTTCCATATGAGACATAGTAAAAATAATGTTCGATATCTAGGAACACCATATCAGATTACATTCTCAGATCTTCACGAACAAAAAGGATTTTATATTTACGATACTGAGTCTGGAGACTTGGACTTCATCGACAACGATGAAAAAATGTTCCTACATATAGATTACACGGATGAAACTAATATTGATGACTTGTCTGAATATGAAAACAAGTATTTGAAATTATTTGTGCGTGAAAGAAAAAGTCAAAGTAAATTTGATACCTTTGTCGATAACCTTTATGATGCAAAAGTTGGTAGTCTGACTATCATTGAAAATGATGATTCTTCCGTTATAGAAGACACAGAAGTAGCAGACATGTCACTGGACACGTTGTCCTTGATTTATAAAGAAGCAGAAGATTTCTACGAAACAATAGAAGGAATTAATGTTTCTAGATTAAAGAGACTCATAGAAGAAATTTACATGGAGGCATTATCCCAATGAGCGAATCAGAAGGTTTAGGAGATACCGTAGAAAAGGTCATCACTAAGATTGGTGATGTTACTAAGATAGAATGGATTAGGAAAAAGAAGGGTTGCTCTGGTTGTCGCCAAAGGAAAGAAGCACTCAACAAAGCATTCCCATATAAGAAGTCGGAAGCAAAGTCGGAAGAAAAATCAGAAGAAGCACCTTGCACGGATTGCGAAGAGAAGAAAAAGAAAAAGGGTGGGTGTGGTTCCTGTGGAAAAAATAAATGATTAGATTCCATACAGTGAAATTTAAAAATTTTGGTTCGTTTGGAAACAACGAAACTAAAATTAATTTGGACAGACATAGATCGACTCTAGTGTCTGGTATGAATGGTCATGGAAAGTCTTTCGCTCTCCTTGACTCTATTACGTTTGCCTTGTTCGGCAAACCGTTCCGTAAGATTAATATTCCTCAACTAGTAAACTCTATTAACGAAAAGGACTGTTGTGTTGAGGTTACGTTTTCCGTTGGGGAAGATGAGTATCAAGTTATTCGACAACTCAAACCAAAGAAGTTTGAAATCATTAAGAACGGAAACTTAATCGATCAGAATGCAAAGGCAAAAGATTATCAACGAATGCTTGAGGAGAATATTCTCAAGATGAACTATAAATCTTTTACTCAAGTTGTTATTCTCGGCAGTTCCTCGTTCGTTCCGTTTATGCAACTGACTGCTGCCGACCGACGAGAAGTTATCGAGGATGTTCTAGACATTCAGGTTTTCTCTGATATGAATACTGTGTTAAAGACCAGAGTCTCTCTTAAGAAAGAGGAGATCAAGGATCTGGATAATAAAGCAGAACTTTTAAAGTCTAAGATTGAGATTGTTGAAAATCATATCGCTTCTATTAAAGAGGCAGATAACTCTAAGATTTCTCTTCTACAAGAAGAACTAGAGACAACTGATGCACTGGTTGAATCAAATGAATCATTAGTCAGTGAACTTCTCGATGAACAAAAAGACTTGCTTGAGAAGACAGGGGACATTGACTCCGTTAAATCTTCTTTGTCTAAGTTTGAAAATATGAAAACTATTATCAAGAGGACGCATGAGAAGAACGATAAAAAAATAAACGATATGCAGGACATGGAGCAATGTCCAACCTGCACACAAACTGTTCCTGATGATGTTAAGTCTGAAGTTATCAAAAAGTTTGAAGCAAAGCGTGATGAACTCGCCACTGGTCTTGATGATATTACTAAAGAAATTGAAGAAAAGAATCAAAGTTTAGATGAATTAAAGGATCTTTCTAGTCGAGCAAAAGAAGTACACGAACAGATCGTCCAAAGACGAAGCGACATTGATTCAAGTAAAAAGTATTCAAAGAAACTGACAAAGGAAATACAAGATATCCAAAGTAAGTCTGCCGAAACAGACACTACTGAGAATGCCACGGTATTGAAGAAGTATAAAAAAGATATGGGGAGTGTCGGTGAAGAAAAAAATCAACTCAAGGAGGATGCTCTACTTCTTGGTTGTCTTGGTAATCTATTAAAGGATACCGGGATTAAGTCGAAGATAATTCGACACTATCTTCCAATCATGAACAAACTTATTAATAAGTTTCTAACCGACATGGGATTCTTTGCCCAGTTCTCTCTCGATGAAAACTTCAATGAAACAATCAAGAGTAGACATCGAGATCAGTTTAGTTACATGTCTTTCTCTGAGGGAGAGAAGATGAGGATTGATCTTGCTCTACTCTTAGCATGGAGAGAAATCGCTCGACTCAAGAATAGTGCAAATACTAATCTACTAATTCTAGACGAAGTGTTTGACTCCTCATTGGACTCAGTGGGGACGGAGGAGTTCATGAAGTTGATGAGCGTCCTGAGTGCGAATACTCATGTGTTTGTGATCAGTCACAAGTCTGATCAACTCGTAGATAAATTTGATAATCAGATTACCTTCGTGAAGACGGGTAACTTTAGTAAACTAACTGGATAATGCAAGAAGGTCAGAAATCAAAATCGTTGCTCCGCTATCCCGGCGGAAAGTCATACGCCATTAGTGCGTTGATGCCATACTTCCCAGACGATATCACTGAGATGGTTTCGCCATTTTTTGGTGGTGGATCTTTGGAGTGGCATCTTGCATCCAACGGTATCAATGTTTATGGGTATGATATCTTTGGACCATTGGTAAACTTCTGGCAGCATGTTCTTAATCATAAAGAAGAATTACACGCACGGATTCTAGAGTTTCCGATTCCTCTACCCAAGGAGGATTTTTATCGTATGCAAAAAGAATATGATAAAGTAGAGAGTCTACTAGAGCAAGCAGCACAATTCTATGTTTTGAACCGAACTAGTTTCTCTGGAACCACTTTCTCCGGGGGTATGTCTCCCTCTCAGAAAAACTGGAATCCAAGATGTATAGAAAAGTTAAAGAATTTTTCACTAGGTGGACTTTTTGGGTCCGGTGGCACGGTGACGGTTGAGTGCCTAGACTTTAATGAATCTATGGAAAAGCATAAAAATCTTTTCGCCTATATGGATCCACCTTATCTTTTAGATAATTCTACTTTATATGGTGACCGAGGAAGCACTCATAAAGATTTTGATCATATGCAATTTTATAATAAAGTAAAAGATATGACTGGTAGGTGGGCGATCTCATATAACGACCACCCAGAACTACTGGAACTCTACAAGGACTACAATATACACACCCCGACATGGAGATATTCTATGAAATCAAAGGGTGGATGTAAGGAGTCCTACGAAATATTGATTACCAATTACTGATTGAATTAAAGACTTGACAAGAGTCCTCCTTTGAGGTATACTACTCGTATGAACATCTTCGTATTAGATAAAAATCCATATGAAGCAGCACGACAAGCGTGTGATAAGCATGTCGTAAAAATGATTTTAGAGTCTGCTCAAATGCTTTGTGCCGTGCATCCGGAAGGAGTAGCACCATATAAGCGTTCTTTTTATAATCATCCATGCACGAAATGGGTTCGTGAAACCGACAAAAACTATGATTGGTTGGTGAACCACGCACTCGGTCTGTGTGCAGAGTATACTCGTCGATATGGAAAGACACACAAGTCGGAGGAAGTCATCCAGTGGTGTAGATGTAATCGACCATACCTCCCCCTCGGTGAACTCACTAAGCACCCTACATGTATGCCTGATAAGTATAAGGTAGATTGTGTAGTGAAGTCTTACCAGAATTATTACAATGGTGAGAAAGCATATTTTGCCAAGTGGAAAGACGGTCCAGTCCCTTCTTGGTTTACAGGAGTATTTCAATGAAACATGAAACAGTGTTAGTCACTGGTGGTGCGGGGTATATTGGATCACATGCAGTATATTCTCTACTTGCATCAGGTAGAAAAGTTATTGTCATCGATAAAGATCCAGTGGCATGTGAGAATTTAAGAAAGACATTTTCTCGAAGAAAGAATAAACCACAGATACACAATTGTGATATTGATAATGATGTATGGGTCAATGGTATTCTTCAAAACGAAAAACCAACGGCAGTGATGCATTTTGCCGCAGACATTTGTGTTCCAGAGTCTGTTCAGAAACCCTTGAAGTATTATAATAATAATACAGCGAAGACCATTAGTTTCATAGACAAACTAGTAAGGAACGGGGTTTACCGATTTATTTTTTCAAGCACTGCGGCAGTGTATGGTATGCCCAAGAACGCTGACAATATTGTTGAAAAAACATTATGTCAACCAATCAATCCATACGGTCAATCTAAGTTGATGGTTGAACACATTCTTAAGAAAGTTTCTGATTCCATTCCTGCTTTTGAATATACTTCTTTTAGATATTTTAATGTTGCAGGATCTCATATTGACGGAAAAGTTACCGATGCACGATGGACAGAAAAACTCAACGTGGTCCCGACTTTTATCTCTCGTATCCTTAGTGGTAGTCAGATCTATGTCTACGGGACAGATTATAACACTCCAGATGGAACGTGTATCCGCGATTATATTCATCCAGAAGATATTATCTCCGCACACATGATCGCACTTGACTCAGATATCTCTGGTGTGTACAATCTCGGATCTGGTGAGGGGTTCTCCGTGTGGAATATTATTGAGAATTTTGTTTCCGTCACAGGAGAGGAATTAGATGTGCTACATAAACCACGGAGAGCAGGAGACCCCGAAGTTTTAATTGCAAACTCTGACAAATTTAGAAATCTTACAGGGTGGGAACCAAAGTATACTTTAAAGGAAATGGTTGCCACTGCATGGAAGGCGTATGGTAGATGAAAATGAAACGTGATTATATTAAAAAGGCGTATGGTTCAGAACCAACTTGGGATAAAGACATTCCACTCGAAGAGGTAGATGCAGGAGATGTTCTATCTTCAATTAACTGGTATGTAACCACATCAGATAAGAGAAACTACAAGAAGTGGACTCTTGAATGGATGAAGGATAAGAGAAGTTCTTGGACAGATGAAGATATTGATTTTGCAAAAAGATCTTCTCTAAAAGAATTTCGATCATATGGTCACTACTGTAGGATGCTTTCCCGTGGTTTCCCACACATCAATCAACTTACGGATGTTGTTGAGACTTATATCAACAAATTGATTTCTCTTGGCAAGACCAAGAAAGAGTCCCGTGCAGACAAGGTTGTGATTTCTCCACAAGAGAGAATGAAAAATCAAGTCACTGAACTCGCAGGAGATATGATGGGTCTATGTGACTCGGTGAATGAATCTCTTATGAACAAGACGGATGACTATAAGAAGATTAACATCTACAAGTGGTTGGGTCAAAACAATGTTGGTTATCGCCAAGCAGAAATGCTTTCTTTGGTGTTCGCTCCTGCACTATCAGAACTAGAAGAACTCCTGAAAGGCAAGGATGAGCAACTAATGGAGGGTTATTCTTATCTTGGTAAAAGACAACAGAAGCAACTTTACAAATTTATGGATGGTCTTGTTTCGGATTGTATGAGATATCATGCAGATAATAAGACAACCCGGAAGAAGAGAAAGATCGATCCTAAGAAGGTTGTTTCTAAGGTACAGTATGAAAAGTCTTCAAAGGAGTTTGGAATCAAAAGTGTCGATCCTGTCGATATATTAGATTCTTCAAAGGTCGTAGTTTATAGTACCAAGTACAACACTTTGAGTGTATACTATGCATGTGTAGGACAGACTCTCTCGATCAAGGGAACTACCATTCAGAACTTTGATGAGGATAAGTCCGAGTCTCGAACAATCAAGAAACCAAAGGACATTATTAAAACAATTAAGAACCAGAGTACACTTGATAAGGTTTGGAACTCTCAGCATAGTATGATCAAGACTCCAAACGGAAGACTAAACGCAAACACAGTAATTTTGAAAGTTTTTTAAATGATTCTCCTCGATACAAACCAGTTATTTCTCGCTTCTTATTTTGTACACCGAAAACTTCACGAAGAAGTAGATGAACATATGCTCAGGCATTTGTTCCTGAACACCATTCGTATGTACAGGAAACAGTTTCATTCTGAGTACGGAGAAGTAGTTCTCTGTCTTGAATCCTCCGACTGTTGGAGAAAGGAAGTTTTTCCAAACTATAAGGCAAATAGAAAGAAGAAGGTTAAGGATGACTCCCATGACTGGAATCAGGTCTTTGGGTACTTTGAGCAGTATCTCTCAGAGATTAGTGGAACATTTCCTTATATGCAACTTCGGGTTCCGCACACCGAAGCAGATGATATCATCGCCGTAGTATGTCAGCAGTTTCATTGTGACGAAAAGATTATGATCTTGTCCAATGACAAAGATTTTATGCAACTTCAAAGATATCCTTCAATTAAGCAATACAGTCCTATCAAAAAGGAACTGCTTGAATGCACATGTCCCAAGGATTTTCTTTTGGAGCATATCTTGAAGGGGGATGCCTCTGATGGAATTCCAAACATTCTATCCGATGATGATACTTTTATTGTCGATGGCAAGAGACAAAAACCAGTTGGAAAGAAGCGAATGATGCAAATGATTTCTGATGGTAAATTATCAGATATGGAAAATTGGAAACGTAACCAAACTCTGGTTGACTTTACCTGTATTCCTGATACAATACGAGATGAAATCATCAGAAAGTACAAGAATGAAAAGAGTCTTCGGGAAAATCAGAGGCAAGAAATTAAGATGAAACCCGGAGCAGGACTCTACAACAATGCATCAAATTATCTTTTAGATAAGAAGTTGAATAATCTACTAGATTTAGCAGAAGACTTTGTATGAAAAAGAAAAAGAAAAATCGTCACCGTGAGGGAGATGGTCGATTCGAGGATCATGACTATCACGGGTATTACAAGTCCGCGAGAAAAACTGAAAAGCGGAATCGAAGACATAACGCAAAGAACAATGTACGAGACATTGCCAAAGGGGGAATGACCCCCGAGGAATATGAGGATTACTATCACAATGACGACAACTGAAATGACAACCA